CCAGCGCGGAGAATATATCGCCGCCTAGTTTACTCTCTCTTAATCCTACCTTTAACGCCTGTGATGGACGTTCAATCAAAGCCAGATAATCTAAGACACCTTTCTCATCGCTACCTCTTTCCGGTATCTTGGTGTCGTACTTGTTTTGTAGATTCTTTAGTAGAAGTCTTTGCTGCTCTTGCTTTGGTCGTTGTAGGAATGAGTCAGGAACTTGAGCGTTAAAGTCACGCCCTCGGAAACTGAATTTAATATCAGGCATTATTGCTCATTGATTACGATTTCGTCTTCTGTTGCTACTTGCGTTCCACCTAATCCTTGTAACATCTGTGCTGCAAGTGTATGCAAGTCGGCATCATTCTTGATTTCAAAGCCAGCATATATATCAGGAATTTTAATGACACTGCTTTTAATAAACATTGCTAACTTATTAACAGCATTTTGCTGATCTCCAGAATCGTACTGAGCCTTTAACTGCTGCATAGCAATAGCCTCTTTAGAATACATATCTTTCATCTGGGGTAGACCACGCTGATAATCTCCAGCCGCCTCTGCTTGAGTCTTCTCAATCTTTAGTTGATGACCGCTTACCTCTGCGGCAAACTTAGGATCACCGCCCGACCTTATAATCCTGTCATAGATTATCTTAGCGTCATCAGGAAGTGAGCCATCTTTATTCTTTATAGACTCAATAATCTTTGCCTGCTGTATATCATTATTCTGTATAGCGTCTGCCTTGAGCAAGTCTAAAGCATCCTTCATATAGGTATTCTTGCTACCAGGGTTATGCGCTGAAAGAATGGCATTGTGTACAAGGATCGTTTTGAGATGCTTTGCGTTACTAGCCTTACGTTTCATTTCAAGCTCAACCCTAGACCCTAGTGTAGGTTGCCAGTCATCAGGGATGGTTGTTCTTCCTCTCACTTGCTGGCCGACTGTTGAGCCTACGCCGCCAGTCCTAACCTCATCCGACTTCTCACCTCCTCCCATCATTTCATAACCAAGAAGACCTGTCGCTCCTGCTCCTGCCGCAGACTTCCACGGGTTTCTCTTGACAATACCCGGGACCATAGGCGCAACATACCTACCTAATAAACCTAAAAGCGCTGCTGGTGCTGCCATTATTTCATCCTCATTGAAGGTAGTGTAGCCCAAGACTTATTGCCGCCACCTACTGCTGTACCATATGGAGTAGGCGGTGGGCCGCCTTTCATGCCTTTTGCAAGATTAGCAAGAAACATCATGCGGAGATATTTTTGCATTTCATCCTCTTCAGGTTGTACAAAAGCGTCTGCCTCCATCCCTGCGTGTTGTTTTGCTCCGGGTCCACGCTCCTGTAAAGACTTTATAAGTTCAGGGCTAAACGGTCCAGTGTTAGCCGCCTTCTTTGTTAGGTCATCCACAAGACCTGGGCTAAATGGTGATGACTTAATTTCAAAGCCATGGGGTCTTGGCCTTTGACCTCTATTAATCTCTATAGATAGAGGATTCCTAACCACTTGAGGTATACCGTCTTGCAATTCAACGTCATAGTTCCTATAGATATCTCTAATAGGATCACCTATCGCCTTTAGCAAAGGATTGCCTTCGTATATCTTTTCCGCAAGCCCCGATATTCCCGAGGCTCCCGCATTACCCTGCTGTAAGAGAGCCGCTGCTTGCCGCCTTCTCCTTTCTTCTTCTGTCATAAATGCTGGCATATTATTCTCCTACCTAAACAATCCTGCTAAACCTGTTCCCAGCGCCGCTCCCATAGGACCGCCTGCGGCCATACCTATACCGCCTGCCAAGGCAGAGACAAGAGGATTAGGACCAGCAGGGCCAGTAGATGTAACATTACTGCCGTAATCACCAGAGATAGACGCAAGGTAATTCTGCAACCCGATGCTTGGCAACTGAGATTCATACTCATATCTAGCCATTGCGCTGTCAATACCTTTCTGATCCATAGCCTGTCGTTGCTGACCGACCTGATCCTGTGCGGCTATGCTGGTAAGAGGAGCAGACATTACGCCGGGATATTGCCCAAGATAACTTGTTCCAATACCTGCGCCTGTAGCGCCTTGCCCGATACCAAACTGTTGCGCTCCTAGCCCCATCTGGGCCGCTCCCATTCTACGATTCTGGGCTTGATTATAAGCGTCAAATTCTGCTTTAGCGAGGTTATCGTTTATATTTTGCTGCGCTGCGGAGACTGCGTTAGCCTGAATTATATCGCCTCTGGTACTTCCTCCGGGCTGATACTGTACTATCTGTGATCTAATGCCGGGCAGGACTTCGCCGGTTAATTGAGCCATTGCCTGACTCCTATAAGCATCAGCAAGAGGATCAAATGTAGATGCATCAACCTCTCCACTAAGCAAACCGGAATACTGAGTGCCCGAGAACGGCGTAAGGTCTGAATACCCTGCCGAGGTCATTGGACTTCTCATAGCAGTTCCGTAATCCATTAAGTCTCTACCGTATCCAAGACCGCCTAACTGTGTAGTTTCCGCTCCCGCCTGTAAGTTAGCAGTTCGCGGTCCAGTTGCGTATGTCAGAGCAGACCTCTGAGCCTCAAGTGAGGCTGGATCAAAACCGGCAATACGAGTGCCTGAATAATAATCGGGAGTCATCTTGCCTGTTTTATATAAATCTTCCGCTCTCTTAAAACCTGTCTCTAAATAAGGCTTCTGCTCATCCCACGGTTCAGTCCGTGTAGTCTGTGTTTGGCTTCCTCCTGACATATATTACTCCCTCATTAACTCAACCCCAACAAGAATCGGGCCTTCATGCTCCGCGATACCTGTCGGGAAATATGGATAATAATCATAATCATCTCTATCTTCCCTATAACCTGATCTTTCCCACGCTCCTCCGCCGTAAGTCCATCGTGGATAGACATACTTATATCCTTCAACATCAGGCATAGGGAGTCCAGAACCATATGATCCAGAACCTCCTACATCTGGGTCCATAACAGAGTCGGGAACCTTATAGGATGATGTTGATGCTGTTGACCAAGATACAGGCACATCTGGCGTATAGCCTGTAAGTCCTGTTGGCCCGGTGTAATTTAGAAAGCCCGGCAAATCTGCCAGACCTGTTCTTGCCGCAGCGCCAGAACTCCAAGGACTATAATCAACCTGCAAAAGACCCGGAGCCAAAGGCTGTGATATTGGTATAGGTGTTCTTACTGCCATTTGTTTTTAATATCCTTTGTTATTACTGAGTATTCGTTATCCCACTTCAATTTCTTTGCAAGCCCTTTTCTTGTCCATGCCTCTATAGAGGAACATTCATGTCTTACACCAAATCCTTCAATGATATCTGTAAAGTCTTTCCATAATTCATAATCGTGACCGCTTTTAGACGCAAAGGTTATGATCCGTAAAACTTTCTTTCTTGGGTAAGTTATTACCTCTGTAACGCCAGCGCAGAATATCTCACCGTTATCTATACCTACCCATAATACCTCTCTGCCATCAAGAATAAGGTCAAGAATGTCAGACGATAACATCTCTCCGTCTGAGTGTACCAAAGCCTTGTCTAACAAAGGTTTTACATCTTCCCAAACTTGGTCGATATCATTAGGATTAACTATTAATAGATTGGGTTTATTCTTGTCAATTAGACTTCTAGGTGGCTCTATAGATTTGTCCATGATGTTCCGTTGTAGAAATATATCCCTTCGCCGCTGCCCGGGTTCCAATCAGTTCCGTCTGCATATCTAACATCACCAGTTCTAGGGCGGGAAGGTTCCGCATGAATCCTCTCAAGACGGAAGGTTGCTTGGTTATACAGGATGTTGCCTAGCCTTTTAAGCTCTGTAACCATATACAATCCTAAATCATCAACCTCTTCTGGGAGAGGTCCAGGCTCATATAGCGTTACACTTTTCTGTACACGGTCAGCGTAGGTTCCCATTAGTAAGACCTAGACCCTCGCTGCCCTATATTTCTAACATCAATAGAATACCCGTCTAACTCCCAATCCATATCGGTGGTAGATTCAAAGCGAACAGCATATAACTTACCTGTTCCTCTTACAGATACTTTGGACTGTGTATTTGGGTTGAAGGTTACAGGAGCGTTCCAAGTGATACCTTCCTCTGTTGACATTGAAGTGCCTAGATATACATTGATATAGTTATCACTACTAATAGACATTTTAGGCCAGATAGCACTAATCCTTTTTACATTCGCATGGTCAGCCTGACCTTGCTCATTCATAGTCAGACCGCTTCTTTCTATGTAAGAGGTCATAAGCGTGGTATCTTCTTTGTTGCCAGAGTTATCTCTGTACAACTTAGTATTGCTAGGATCGGCAAAAAGGAGAACCTTGTCCTGTAGGTCATAACTCATAGTCCACGGACCTGTTATGCTCTCCCATGTTTCCGTTGTCGCAGCCCATGTAGTTGCTCTTATAGGGTTGCCTACGTTGCCGTATCCTATATGCGCTAAGTCTGGTATATCTCTGATGGTAAATGTGTTGGTAATATAGTTCCAAACAACAGCCTTATTCGGCTGATTTGTATCCGCGCCGTCAGCAGTGAAACAGAATAGTATCTCTGTCCTTCCGTAGTCTGCGGTTACAAAACACTTATTGGTCTGCGCTCCATCAATTGACTGAAACACATACTCCTTCAGCTTCATAGGAAGGATAGGCTTTATCCTTTGACCGTCATTGATATAGAAATTACCTTTACCAAAGATA